TTGCACTAACTGCTTTCATATTAGTAGTGCCTTCAATAACTACATCACCACCTATAGATGTATCATTTTCTACTGTAAGAGAAGAAGCAGATACTGTACCACCTACAAATGCATTAGCAGATACTGTAGTTGCAACACTTACACTTATTACCCTACCAAAAGTATCAATATTAAATTTACCTAAAGGTCCATAAGTTGCAGAAGTTATACCTGTAGTTGCAAGACTTATAGTAGGACTACCTGCTGTACCATTACCATTAGCTACAGATATAGGACTAGTTCCTGTAATAGTTCTTCCTGAAAGAGTTCCTGAGTCACCTACTACAATACCTGTAAGACTTGATAAATCTGCAATATTATTTAATGCAGTTACATTTGCAGTTAATGCAACACCACCTATTTGAAACGTACCATCTACATTTACTTTATCTGTAGCTATTTGTAAAGGTGTACTATTACCTGCACCTGTTTCAATACTTTTTAATGTAGTACTTAATGCACTATTAGCTACACTAACTTGTAATAAATTTTTGTAGGTATTTGCAATTTTTTGCCCTGTAAAATCACTCATATTAAATTCCAATACTTATCTTTATTTTCCCAATTTTCTTCTACTGACTCCCAATTAGCTTGTATATCTGTTCTAGGGTCAGGTCTTGCATCCTTTATAAATAATTCTTTCCTAACATTAGGTGATTTATTTTGAGGATGATTCTTTAAATCGTATGCTCCATCATAGTCTGTAGGACATACCATTGCACCATAACTAGTTTTTTTTAATTGATTTAATCTATATCTAAAACCACAAATATCACATAGACCAAATACATTTCTACTTTTTGCCATTATATACTAATCTTTGGTTTAATTAACAAACTTACTCTTTCTCTATCTTCAGTTAAAGCTCTTGCAAGTCTTTCTTCATATTCTGTTTTTATCATTGCAATTCTATTCATATCTACATTAGGTCTTTTCATAGACATGTAATATGCAACACCTGCAGTTAAGCATGGTAAAAATCTTCTTGAAATATCAGGTGTCTGTACTGCAGATTTATTTACATCTTGCATATACCTAATTAATTCTAATTTAAGTTTATCTGTAGAATTTTCAGGAAGCGGCCAGACATATATCTCAGGTCTATCTCTTTCATGTCTTACTGCATATTGAGTAGGCTTACCTGTTTGTTTTTTATTTGGAATCTTTAAAAATTCTTGCATAGATATACGTTCTAATTGTATATCATTATCATCTCTATTAACAACTGCTTCTAACACATCTATGCTTGATGATGCTAATGCATATGTAGTTACACTTGCAGTAACAGTAACTGTAGAAGTTTCTGCAGTCCATAACATTATATCTCTATTTTGCCAATCAGATAATAATAAATTAATAGACCTTCTTGCAGACTTAGGTTCATGTCCTAGTGTAGGTTCACCACCTATCATTTCCATTGCTTCTTGGATAACTTCATCTATATCCATAGAAAAATCATATGTGCCTGATGTACTCATTTTTTTCTTCTCACTTTACAAATTGGACAAAAGTCTCCATCTGATAATTCAAAACCACATTCAGGACACTTATTCATTATACTTTACCTCTATTACCTAAATCTATTTTTTTACCTTTATTTTTACCTGAAGTTCTTTTTACTAAACCTCTAGCTTTTAATCTTGCAAGATTTGTTGAACCTATAGATTTACCTGATTTATATTTTTTTAATAACTCTTTAATATTTATTTTAGGTTTTTTAGTATTAGGTTTTTTTATTTGTTGAGAAATACTGCTTCTACCAATAGCCATTACTTACCTCTTAACCAATCATGCCATTTTCTTTTATGCTCTTCTGATTCCCTTTGTATGTTTTTGAGTCTTAGGTGGTGCTTTTTTGCTTTTGCCTTCTCCTGCCCATAACTTTTTATTCGCCCAATAAGCTGCAGACATTTTTCCTTTACTGATATTTTTTGCATGACGAGCTTTAAAACTTTTCCTAGCTTCTTTAGAATAATTGTGACCCATTGAAGAGTCACCATAATGTATAAGTTTAATTCTATCACCTTCTTTAGCCAAGACCATGCCTTTTTTGCCCGGTCTGTCAGACCTTTTAGGTTTATTAAATCCTGCAAATTTTTTGCCACGATATTCTATTCCTCCTGATGGTAACCTTTTTACTCCGGGATATTTACTCATGCTATCCTCTTTCTAGGTTTAGTTGTTTTTCTTTTTCTACCTGATGCAGTTACAGACCACTTAACCATTTTAGGTCCTGTTTTTTTCTTTGCTTCAGCTTTGCTAATTCGCCCTGCTACTTTAGCAGGTCTACAGGCAGGATAAGGTCTAGACTTTTTATCTTTACCTGACCTTCCACATTTTTTACCTGTCTTAACATCTCGCCAATCTTCTTTAAACCATTTAGTTAAGCCACTATTTTTAGGCTTTGCCATTAGTAAGTTCCACCACGTTTCTTATAGGTACGCACAAGCCATGCATTTGCATATGCTGATGGATATACCTTAAACTTACGTTTTGCTTCTGCTTTTACTCTTGAGTATAATGCAGGATTTTTTGGTTTAGGTGAGCCTGATTTTTTCTTTTTAGCGACTGCCATTGTAACTCCTTTACATACATAAGTCTTCATATTTAGTAGTATATAGTCTATGTTTAGCTAACTCTTTACTAGAGTTTATACCTACTATATTATTATACTTTAGTATTTTTAACAACCAATTTATCATATGCTTCTTTAATTTCTTCTATTGTTCTTTTACAACCTATACAAATATTATCTTTTAATGTACATATACCTATACAAGGAGTTAAAATCTTCCTACCCATTTACCTACAAACCAAGCCATTAATCCTGCAAAGAATAATACAATTATAGCAGCTATTCCATAGCCTAAATATTCCATTAATTCTTCTTTACGTTTTTGTGCCATTTTTTCTTGATAACGTCTTGACTTACGAGCTTCTGCTTGAAAGGATTGCCAATCTTGCCAAAGACCCGGTCTGCCTAGATAAATCATCATCTTCTTGAGTTCTTCTTCTTTCTCCCTTATCTGTTCAAGAGCCATAAAC